CCAAGGATATCGTCACCATATAAAGATTTAACCACATTGCGTAGTATTTCTTGATAAGTGAGAATTCTCCCATATTGCTTAATTCCAAGTCGAAGATAAAGGTAAAAACAAATTCGTGTGTGTGACCAACAGTTGTCTACAGTGGTATTGTTACTACCACTACAGTTGCCATCAAGGCGTTGAAACATAGTTCCATCATTAAGACAACATGAAGGTTGAGTAGTATTTTTAACTACCCATTTATAGTGGACCTGGATGGTCTCTTGTAAAGTGCATAACTCATATTGAGCTGTTCCAGGTTCAAAATCTGTTTTTTTTACCATAAATTCTTGTCCAGGGAAAAGAAAGTAAGTCCTATCATCATATACCTCCGTAAGGCAAACATCTCTATCATAACCCGAAACATCTATTGTAAAATGGATCGGGTCATCAAATGCAAGTTCATGAGATAAACAAAGACGATTAAAACCACCAAATTGTTTAATAAAACCGTAGCGTGGCCAATGAGTTCGAAAACTATGGGCATACTTTTTCATTCGGTGATTTTGTTCATCGAAATAAAATTTTTGGTGGAAGAGGAACGGAAGTTCCGGATTAAAAATCGTTCTAAGTTTTTCATCAATCATTACTTCATCGTAGGGAAGATATTCTTCCTTTGGAAATATAGACCATAAAGGGGTATGACACCGTTGAACTTCTTCGGAAAAGATCGGAGAAGCTAATAATTCAGCTTTCGATTTAAACCCCATTGAGGAATAGGGTTTGCCAACAGAAGAAGACATATTAATGTCATAAATCATAGAAAAATTATTATTATGTTGATAATCAAACATACGACGAGTATATTCACCAGCAATTTCCCAAGCTAAATCAGTGGGACGTGGAAGCCGAGGCTTATCACATTTCTGTATAGATTTAATATAACGTTCTTGCGAATGAATCGCAGGACGACAACCTACCAATTTTTCAATTGAGGTATCCCCAGTTTCCTGGGCATAAGCCTGATAGATAGGGTCTATTATTGGTGAATCATTATTCTTGAATTTACCACTTATTAAGGTGGGACATGTTCCAAGATTTTTCATATGTTTGAATGTAACGGATCCAGGAGAATTGGGACGCCAGTTTGCTTGCACCAAAGGGTGATATTCTCCAGTAGGAGAACAATGAGTAACTGACTCTTTTGTGAGGGAGAGAGTAAACTCCCGCTCTAAAAATCCCATTCTACTAAATCAACAAAATGAGTCTCAGCAAAAG